GTTGCCGCTCCCCGCCACGCCCAGCTTGCCATCAGCCCCGCGCCGTAGCGGCATCACCGCCTCCGGCCCCGCCTCGCCCATCAGCCCGGCGCCACCCCGCATCGGGAACATCGTCGGCCCGTCGACCACGCCGCCCCGGGCGAAGGCCCGCACCCGCCCGCCGGAAAACGCGCCGCCATTGGCAAAGCCGAATGCTCCAGCCAGCGAGCCAGCCAGACCGCCGGCCAGGCCGCTGCCGATGGCTCCCTGCACCGGTCGCAGCGCCGCGTCGAACGACCGCAGCGCCACGTCCCGCACCAGTCCCCGCATCACGTCGCTGAACTTGCCGCCACCGAACACCGCCCGATCGAACGCCGAGCGCAGGCTCGATCCCAGCGACCGCGACAGCCGCTGCGTCTCGCCGTCCATCGCCCGCATCGCCCGGGCGGCCTCGCCGATCTCGCGGGCGAACCCGCCCGCCAGCTCCTGCATCTCGGCCAGCGACGCGCCGAGGTCGCGCGTCGACCCGGCCAGATCCGATCCGTCTCCCGCATTCATCCGGGTTTTCCTTCCTGATTGTCCGGGAATCGCGCCATCAGCGCCTCGAGGTCCGGCCGCCCGATCCAGCGCCTGTCCGCGCCCGCGGCCAGGATGCCGGCGCCTTCCAGCGCCCGTTGCAACTCGACCGGTGTCATTGCCCAGAACTGGTCTGGCGCCAGCCGCAGCGCCCCGAGCCCGAGCCGCATCAGCTGGGCCCAGGCCAGCCGCCCGCTCATCCCGCCGCCCCGGCTTCCTCTGGCCGGAAGGTGCGCGACAGCAACGCCAGCCCGGCCTGCATCGCGCCCAGCGCCCCGCCCTCGATGGCGGCCGCGGCCAGCTCGGCTTCGCTGATCGTCCCGCCGCCACCGCGGATGCCTGCCGCAAGCAGCGCGATCAGTTCCGAGGCAGAGACTCCGCCGTCCTCGAATTTCTCGGCGAGGGCCAGCAGGCTCGTTGCCGTCAGCCGCTCCTCCAGTTCGGCCAGCGCGCCCAGCGTCAGCCGCATCACGCGCAGCTCTCCGTCGATCCGGATCGCCACCTCGCCCCGCTGCGGGTTGGCCATGCTCAGACCTCGGAGAAGGTCAGCGCACCGGCCGAGACCAGCGCGACCTCGAAGGCCGCCTCGCCATCGTGCTGGCCGGAGTATTCGAGGCTGGTGATCTGGAACGGCCCGCTCAGCACCCCGAAATCCGGAACCACGATCTCGAAGCCGGGATTGGTGCCGTCGAAGAACACCCTTCTCAGCGCCGCGTCCGAGGCCGAGTCCTTGAAGATTCCCGAGCCCGACACGGCGGCCGTCCGCAAGCCCGCGCCGGCCAGCAACTCGCGCCACCGTCCGGCCGACTCCGCCGTCGTCACATCGACCGTGTCGGCATTGAACGACAACCACGTCGCCCGCAGACCGGCGACGGTCTGGAAACTCCCGCCGCCGGTCTCGTCCAGCTTCAGAAGCAGGTCCTTGCCCTTTTGCGCTGCCATGCGCGTTCTCCCGGATTTTGCTTGGAATTAAGGCTTTGGGGCTGAACCCTAAAGCGTGTCCTCGACGGTCACACGGAACCGCATCTCGACCCGCCGCAGCGCATCGCCCTCCGCGCGCCGCGTCCTGGCGCCAAGGAAGCGCACCTGCACCGCCCGGCCCCGGCTCATGGCGATCTGGCCGCCCAGCAGCGCGTCGGAGATCGCGCCGGCCGCCTGTTTCGCCTCGCCAAAGCCGCGCCGCGGCGCATGCACGGCAATCGTCAGGTCGTGCACCGCACCCCGGTCGGTCCCGGTACTCCAGTCAGCGGCGCTCTCGTCACCGATGGTGACATAGAGCCCGTCCGGTTCCGGCTCCGCCTCGGCCGGAAGCGGCGCATCATAGATGCGGCCCCCCACAAGCAAGGCAACGCCAGGTGCCGCGGCAAGCAACTCGAACACCCCCTGCTGCAGGGGCCAGGACAGGGCATAGGTCATGCGAAGGGGCCCTCCTCGACCCAGCAGGTCAGATAGGCGCCGTCGTCCGAGACACCGATGCCGCGAACGGCGAAGAGCCGCCCACCCTGCCGGAACCGCTGCTCGGGCCGCGGGCGGCG